CGTACACAAGCTAAGATGGGCTTTGCTGATATGGAAGCTAATGGTCGTATCGGTGGAGAGCCTGTACCAGCAGAGGGTGGCTTACCGTTTGACATTTCTGAGCTACAAGCAGAGGATATGCCAGATGGACCTATGATGATGAACGAGGGTGGTGATGTTACAACCATGACACAGCCTGACTTTATGCAAGGTTACTCGTTTCCAGGGGTAGGTGCCGCACAAGAGTACAAGACTTACGTTAACGAACAGGGCTTGACAATGACGATTAGATTTGTTAATGGTCAACCTACAGTTGCAATACCCGCAGGGTATACTGAGGTAGGTAAAGAAAGCGCTGAGACTCCTACTACTCAGACAGGAAGTTCAGATAAAGATGATCCTATATTTGACCCTAAAACTGAACGTAAAGAGTTAGTAGACTATTCTACTATTACAGAAGGTAAAGAAGATGACTGGTTTAATAGGGTAGAAGATGATATTGAAGGTTCTAAAAACTCAGTTGGTTTAGGTGTTCCTATTATTGGATTAGCTCAAATGCAACATCAAAAGTTTATGAAAGAGCAACTAAACAAAGCTCTAGGTACTCTAGATGAAGATGATACTAATAGATCAAGAGTTCAAGGTTTACTTGATAAGTTAGAGGGTAAAGATGAGCAGGGCGGTCTTGATATCTTAGGTGGCATAAAAGACACTGCTGAAAATCTTAACCAAGGTCTAACAACTGCTTATAGAAACTTTAAAAATAGTACAGGTCCATTGTTTGACCCATCGACTGAGATAAAAGGTAAACGTGTTTACGGATCAAGTAATAAAGCTATATCACCAGAAGAGCGAGAAGTTCAAAAGAATACAGAACGCTCTCAAGCTATAACTAGCGGAAATTTTCACGAAGTGGCTTCAAGACAGTACCAAGAAGATATGAAAGCTGCAGGGTACACAGCTACTCCAACAGGTTTTGTTAAAGATGTTAGCTCAGAAGTAAATGATACATCAGAGGAAGACGAACCTACACCATAATAACTATAAGGCTACCCGGCAATAATGCTGGCCCCAACATAAAGGAACTACAACTATGTCAATGGCAGAACAAACTATTATTAAGTCAGACAGCTACGCACATGAGCGTAACAAAGAATTACTTGAGAAAGAAGAACGCGAACTAGAGGCACTCATCAAGGGTGAGCAGGTCGATGAAGAAGCAGAAGATAATCAGGAACCCGATAGCCAAAGCGCTGAGAACACCCAAGTTTCAGATGAGGGTGATACGGAACAAAAAGAAACACGGTCTGTGGAATCCAAAGAGCCTGAAGAAGTTAATACAGAGTCAGATGGATTAAGTGCTGAAGAGAAGTCTTTCAAGAAACGCTATGGTGATATCCGTAAACTCCTACAAACTAAAGAAAAGGACTGGGATGCCAAGTTTGAAAAGCTACAAGGACAACTTGATAAAGCTACTAAGAATGAACTGGTTCTTCCCAAGTCTAAGGAAGAGATTGAAGCTTGGACAGCTAAGTATCCTGATGTCGCAGGGATTGTTGAAGCTATCGCAGAGAATAAAGCTTCTGAAAAAGCTTCTTCCTTGGACAGCCGACTCAAAGAAATAGAAGAGCTACGTACACAAGCCAAGAAAGAAAAAGCTGAAGCAGAGCTTATGTCTTTACACCCTGACTTTGAAGAGATACGCTCCTCAGATGAGTTTCATAACTGGGCAGAGAAACAACCTAAAGTTGTACAGGATGCTCTATACGAGAACTCTGAGGATGCTAAGTCTGTAGCAGTAGCTATTGACCTATACAAGTCACACAAGGGTATTAAGTCTAAACCTAATAATAGTGCAGATAAGGCAGCAGCCTCTTCTGTAAAGAGTAAAAGCAGAACTACCGTAAATGGGGATGATAGTAAAAACTTCTGGCGTGAATCTACTGTTGCTAAAATGAGTGACAAAGAGTTTGAGAAACACCATGAAGAGATACATGAAGCTCAGAAAGCTGGTAAGTTTATATATGATTTGTCAAAATAACTATTGACAATAGATGCGAGTTACGTATAACTTGTATTGTCTTACACTTAAAATGTGTATTTAACTAAGACTCTAGCCACTACTAGACTACCCAAATACGTTTGACCTTTGTTATACAGGTAGGCATACCTAAATAACAGACTACTCAGATAAGTTTGGCCTCTGCTGTGGATATGATGATCTATAACTTTAACGGTCATATCTATAAGGAGATTAACTATGGCTGCATTCGGAAAAGCCTCTGGCTATACCAACCTTGACAACGGAGTATTCTCCAGTGTCATTTACTCAAAGCAAGCACAAATTGCGTTTCGCAAGGCTGCTACAACTCAAGCGATTACTAACTCTGAATATTTCGGGGAGATCGCAAACCAAGGTGATACGGTTCGCATTCTTAAAGAGCCTGATATCACAGTGAACGCATTGTTGCGTGGTACTACCGTTTCGGCGCAAGACCTCGTTGACAATGACTTTCAGTTGACTATCGACAAAGCCAACTACTTCGCGTTTAAGTTGGATGACATCGAAGAGCAACAAGCCCACCATGACTTCATGCGTTTATCATCTGATCGTGCAGCCTATAAAATGGCTGATGCTATGGATGCTGACGTATTGTCATATATGTCTGGTTACACTACTGCTGGTGCGGTAATTAGTGCTGTAAGCGGCACTGCTTCACACCAAACAGCGGGTGACTTGACAGGTGAACTTCTGACTGCTAACAAGTTGGATATGTCAGACTTCGGAAACATCACTACTTCTCCTTCTGCAGGTACAACTGGTGATTCAATTCCGTTGGCTCCTCGCTTTGGCGGTGCAACTGCTGCATCAGCAACCACAGCAACACCTTTGCAAGTCGTAGCTCGTATGAGCCGTGTACTTGATCAGGCTAATGTTGATACTCGTGGGCGTTGGCTGTGTGTTGACCCGGTATTCATGGAACTCTTGAAAGATGAAGATTCTCGCGTATTGAACGCAGACTTCGGTGGTGCAGGACTGCAAAACGGTCTGGTACTGAACAACTTGCATGGCTTCCGTATTTACCAGTCAAACAACCTTCCTGCGAAGGGTACTGGCGCTGGTACTACAGGCGTAACTGCACAGGACGATAACTATGGCGTTATTGTAGCTGGACACGATTCTGCTGTTGCTTCTGCACAGCAACTCAACAAAGTTGAGACTTACCGTGACCCAGATTCATTCGCTGATATTGTTCGCGGTATGCACCTTTACGGGCGTAAAATTCTACGTCCAGAGGCTCTGGTTACTGCAGTATACAACGCTGCTTAATACACCTATAAACATGGGGGCTGGCTACATGCTGGCCCCTTTGTGCTTATTTTAAAGGGACACTCCTATGGCAATCACTACAGCGATGTGTAACAGCTTCAAGCAAGAGCTACTTGGGGGCGTTCACGATTTAGATACTAACACACTTAAAATTGCTCTTATCAAGGCTTCTCCTACTGGTACGTATGGTGCAGCTACAACTAATTATAGTGACGTTACAGGTAACTCAGATGAGGCTAGTGGTACTAACTACACTACAGGTGGTAACACTCTGGCTGGCGCTACTATTTCACTAGATGGCTCTACTGCTATCATAGACTTTACAGATACAACTTGGGCATCCGCTACAGTATCAGCAGACGGTTGTATCATCTATAACACTTCACAAGCAAACAAATCTATTGCTACTATTGACTTTGGTGGTACTAAGACATCTACTAATGGTGACTTTGTGGTACAATTCCCAGCAGCAGCAGCATCTACTGCAATTATTCGTATCGCATAAGGGAGCATAGTTATGGCTCTTGTTGTCAAGGATAGAGTAAAAGAGACTACTACAACTACAGGCACAGGTGCTATAACTCTTGCTGGCGCAGTAGCTGGCTTTCAAACTTTCAGTGGTGTTCTCTCAGATAGTGATACTACATATTATGCTATCGTACATAGGAACACTGCTGAGTTTGAAGTAGGTTTAGGTACTTACAGTTCAAGCACTCTTACACGTACTACTGTTTTAGAGAGTAGTAACAGTGGTAGTGCAGTTAACTTTACTGCTGGTACTAAAGACATATTCATCACTTACCCTGCTGAGAAGTCAGTATACTTAGACGCTAATGATGTACTGTCTGTAGGTAACATTAGTACAAGTGGCTACCTCAGAGGACCATCTACTTTTACTATTGACCCTGCTGCACATGGCGATGATACAGGTACTCTTGTTGTCGCTGGTAACTTGCAGGTAGATGGCACAACCACCACAATCAACAGTACTACAGTTACAATAGATGATAAGAACCTTGTCTTAGCTAGTGGTGCAGCTAATGCTGCTGCAGCTAACGGTGCAGGGTTGACAGTAGATGGTGCCTCTGCTACATTTACATACAATGCTACAACAGATCGCTGGGTTATGAACAAAGACCTAGAAAGTAACGTTGTAGGTAATGTTACAGGTCAAGTATCAGACATAAGCAATCACAGTACAACAGATCTAAGCGAAGGCACTAACCTGTACTATACTACTGCACGAGTAAACGGTGATATTGATACACGAGTCACTAAGGGTTTTGTAGATGCTTTAAACGTAGACGCTGACACATTAGATGGTTTAGACTCTACTGACTTTGACCCCGCTGGTAGTGCGGTGGCTCTGGCAATCGCCCTTGGGTAGGATATAGGATAACGACATGGCAAACACATTTAAAGTCATTACAAGAGATGTAATGCCAGCCTCTGCAGGTACTCCTGAAACGCTGTACACGGTTCAGTCAGGTAGTACTGTTGTTGTAATTGGCCTTACACTAGCTAACGTACATACTTCTCAAATAACAGCATCTGTGACTCTGGTAAGTACTACTACTCAAACAAGTCAAACACAGAACACTACAGCAAACTTAATTAAGGATGTTGCTATTCCTGCAGGGGCATCTCTTGATATACTAGCAGGTAAGATTGTTTTAAATGCGGGTGACATTATTAAGGTTGACTGTTCAGTGGCAGATAAAGTGTCATGTATCATGTCTTACATGGAGCAAACCTAATGAGTAAGCAAACAGAGTTAGCACAGGTTGCAGATACAATTACTGTAAACTCTGGCAATGTTGGGATTGGCACAGATTCCCCAGCAAGAACCCTTGAAGTTTATTCCAGCGCACCAGCCATTAAGTTAAACAATGGTACAAACGCATTTACTATTGGCACAGGCGCATTTGTTGATGGCTCAAATAGTTTAGTCTTCTTTGATGAAGGCGTTGGGGAACGTATGCGCATCGACGCCTCTGGCCGTGTCACAACGCCGTATCAGCCTAGTTTTAGAGCAACAAATACTACCATCGCAGCAGCAAGCAGTGGTACTGTTGTGTTTAGTAGTACTTCTGGATCTTATAGACACAATATAGGGGGGCATTACTCTACTTCAACAGGTAGGTTTACTGCGCCCGTATCTGGTGTTTATTTCTTTTCGTCTCGCATCTTATGGGAAGGTGTAAGTAATACAGATGACAATATACACCATAACCTTTATGTCAATTCTGCGTTAATTCACGCCGCAGGGCGGTTAGTAGGAGAAACTGCTAATGGTAACTACGGCTATGCTGGTTATGTAGAAACACAACTAGCTACATCAGTATATATGTCTGCGAATGACTACGTTGTTGTAAAATGGACCGCCACTGGAGCAATCAAACCACACGACAGCGAATCATGGTGTTCCTTCAATGGCTATTTAATCGGATAACAGGAGGCAAACATGCCAAGCATTACAATCACACTGACAGACACCCAGCTAAAAGGCTTGGAGTACGCTGCTTTAGACCCACAAGATTGGGCTGAAAACGCAGTCACTGAACGTGCAAGAATTGCTAATGACGAGATCGTTCAGATGTACACCAACCTTGCATTAGATGAAGGCGTAGCTATACCAGCAACCCGTGAACTAATCGTAGCTGATGCCTTTACACGAGGCTGGGCTAAGACAGCAGCACAAGTGCAAGCTGAAGCTGAGGCACAGGAGACACCTTAAATGGCTGGATATATTGGATCTAAAGCTGCTGTAGTAAGCTCTGGTGCAGAACGTAAGAAAGTCTTTACTGCTACATCAGGACAGACTAGCTTTACTGGTCTTAGCTATACTGTAAATAATGTACACGTATTCCAGAATGGTGTGCGTCTTGTAGATGGTACAGACTATACAGCTACTGATGGTACTAGCCTTACACTTACAGTAGGCGCTTCAGTGAATGACCAAATTGTTGTTGTGTCTTACAGTACTTTCCAAACAAGTGACACTGTATCCGCTAGTGCTGGCGGTACGTTTGCTGGAGATGTAAACTTTACTGGTGCGTTTACTTCACAAGGCATTGATGACAACGCAACAAGCACTGCGATGACGCTGGATGGGTCAGGTAACTTGCTGGTGGGTACTACTGATACAACTCTGTACACAAACACTTCTGGTGGGGAAACAGGATTTTCTACAAGTCCCGCAGGTTTTGTTCAGGTAGCAAGAGATGGTGGTGTTGCGGCAGCATTTAACCGTCTATCATCAGATGGTGACATTATGCAGTTCCGCAAAGACGGCACTAC